GGTAATCTTTATTAGAGTGCTAGTGACCTACCCCCCAAAAAAAGATACACCAGTCGTCTTCTCTATGCCGGCCGAAAACGATACCGCAATCCTTTCTCATATTCCGACAAAACCGCCAAGCCTAGAAGAGGATCATACACACATGTGCCCTCCTCTAAGCCTGCCACCGGCATCAGAAAATTCCAACAAGAATTCTCCGATTGGCTACCACGAAAAGCTGCTGTGTCCAAAGCCACAACAGTCACTGGAAAACGAAAGATTGGTTACCGACGAACAAACGAATACTATCCACGACGTAGAAGTGCTTCCAAGCTCAGTAAACCCAAACCCAACCTCAAACGCAAATTTGAGCTTGCGAAGGGTGAGCTCGAAAACCCTCATCGTGGAACAACAAAACGCCGCACTCACTCAATTCCCAACATGGCACCAAGAAGAAAATCATCGGCTCATGACATTCAGATGCATAGCCTTGATCATTTTGACAATGATCTTGTTGATTATGGTCCCTTGTTTGATAATATTGAACCAGCCGGCGACGGTCTACCATTATTCGACTTCACCGAACAAGACGCACACAAAGCTCTAGACACCGCCAAAATTAATCTTGACGCTGCCAAAAAACCCAAGAAGAAAGATCGTACTTGGGTTCAATGGTATGCTGACGACTTCGCCGTGCCGGTAGGAACTGTAATTGGGGGGGTCATTAGTACTGGTCTTTATGGAGAACCACTAAGCGGTGCTGCTATAGGTGCTAAAACAGGCGACATGGTCAGAAGCGCCTTCGGTTCCGGCCAATACAAAATTGGCCCGATGAAACCTGCTTATAACACTTTAGCTAACTCTAACCAGATACCTAAATTCAAAACCAAGGGTGGTTCTAATATTATAGCACATCGCGAATATATCGGCGATGTAACTACTTCGGGTACTCTAGTTAACGGTTTAACTGACTTCGCAATTCAAACCTTCCCAATCCAACCTGGACTTGCCCGAACTTTCCCTTGGGCAAACCAATTGGCTCAGCAATATGAAGAATACATTATTCATGGTTGTATTTTTGAATACAAATCATCATCTGGAGATGGTTTAAATTCAACAAACACCGCTCTAGGTACCGTTGTCATGGGTACCCAATACAATGTCAATTCACAAGTTTTCCAAACCAAACAGCAAATGGAAAATTATGAATACACAAATTCTTGCAGGCCTTCAGAATATATGTTACATGCCATTGAATGTGCCCCTAGTGAACAACCATTCAAAATGCTTTTCACTAGAGGTGGATCAGTCTCTAATCCATTACCTGCAGGAACCAATCAAGTAGGTTTCGCAGAAGATCGTAGACTCTACGATCATGCCAATTTCTCCATTGCCACACAAGGAATGCAACAAACCAATCAAATTGTTGGAGAACTTTGGGTCACGTACCAAATCGAACTTTTGAAACCAAAAATCGCTCCTGGCGCTGTGACAGAAGTACATCATTTATTTGCACAACAAATGACTGGAGGTGCACCATTCGGATTAATCACATCACTAACAAGCGGCCCGCTAAACGCCTCAGTTTCTGGCGACGGCAAAACTTTATCTTGGGACGCAATACCGGGGGGTATATACATGGTTGTATATACCTGCTGCGGTACAGCAACAACGACTGGCGCAGTAGTTGTCGACGCTTTCACTAACTGCACAAGTTTCAACAAACTAGTTGGTCCCAACGCTACTGCAAACCCGACTGTTAACAACAGAGGATTCATCTTATTCGGTTCCGGTGGAGGTTTCACCGTTACTGCTTGGCAGCAAACTGTAAAAGCCAACAATTCTTTATCCACAGGAAGAATTTCTATTGGAATCACAGGCTCGTTTGCATTGCCTATTAATGCGAATGGTGACATTTGGATCGTGCCTCTCAACGGAACAGTTTAACAGTATTAACGCTAAGGCCGCTGTGGCCTATTTTTATTTCTTTTATATTCTTTAATAAAGAATCAAACATCTTTTATTTAGTCTAATTGAATAGGATAGTGTATTCCTTGACATTTAGTGTGCATATGATCGATGATTCCAGCCATTGGGACGCTAATTAACGAAAGTTCGGCCATATCTGCTATTTCAATTGCTTTCTTCGAGCAGGCGTTGCATAAATTCAGGAAGTTTGCCAGTTCAGGGTAGTCATTTTCTTCTTCATCGAGTACTGTGATGATTTTTGATGGCATTTTTAAGGAAAAAGGAAAAAAGAGAAAGAGAATTTCGCTCCTTTTATGTCAATTCATGTGTAACGTTACACAAACTTGTACAACGTTACACAAACAAGCGCGGGGGGCAAGCCCCCCACTTCGTTCCCCCAAAAATATGTTTAAGAGATTTCATTTATTTTCCAACGGTCGTGTGATAGTTTAGAGGTATCCGGATGAAAATTAGCGAAAACAACGACGTGTGGCTTCTGAAATCTAACTGTTCTTGAAACATATTTAGTATTCAAAAAATAACCGTTTTTGAATGACTCTAACAACCCATACGGAAATCGCTCCTCGCTATCACGCGCCCAGTCAAATATGACTATTCGCTGATATCGGTAGGCGTAGTACACGTCGGCATGCTTGCCCCCCGTGACCACGTACGCGTCCTTCTGCGCAAAGGACGAGGCGAACGTTGACTTCCCGGTCTCTCCAACAGCGTCCCAATACCATAGCACAGCTCGTCCATCTGGTTCTCCTCCAAGAATTCCTGCAAGATCAGTCTGCCAGCCCTCTCGTGGGACAAACGGTACGTCGGGGAGCTCGGCATTTCTTTGTCTCTCCAATACCTCATCCACAAATCTTGGATATCTAGCAATAAGTTCAGGATACTCTTCAAATATATCATCGTAGGATGCTCCAGCTTTAACAGCAGCTATCAACGCCTCCAAATCTGTTCTTTTACCAGAATTTTCCCTTCCTTTAGATATCTCTCCGTACTCCCAAGGCCCATCTACGCGTCCATCTTCCTTCTTACAATAAGCAGCTGCTGCAGCAGAGGTAGAATATTTCCCACGCTTCTCTACATGCATACGAGGATCCTGAAGCAACTTCTTCGCCTGAGCAAATCGAATCTTTTTCGCAAACTCCACATATCCCTGATAGTGTTCGGTTCCGGATTCTCCGATTTCCAACTGATACACAAGATAGGTCATGTGTTCAGGATCAAACAGTATACGAGGAATTGGGGCCCTGGCACGTTCCACTTCTTCCGGCGCTGCACCTATCTCTACTAATCTAGCTGCGGCCTCGCCGTCCCAATCTCTCGCGTCAGGGTTGTTAAGTGTAAAGCACCAGTACTTAGCAGCGGCATTAGAATTATGTTCCATGTTCCAAAGGTGGAGGTAATACTAATTATCCACCTTTGGAACGTCCTATTTAAGTTCTACTTTAGGGTACCATACATGGCCCCCTAAATCGCGTTTCCTTGTGTAACCGCGAGAACATGAATGGTCTAAGCCACATAATTCCCCAAATGCCTCCTAAGCGTAGACGATCGGTAACTAAACGACCTGTCAAAAGACGACGGATGACTAAAGGTAAACTTTATTAGAGTGCTAGTGACCTACCCCCCAAAAAAAGATACACCAGTCGTCTTCTCTATGCCGGCCGAAAACGATATCGAAATCCTTTCTCAAATTCCGACAAAACAGCCAAGCCTAGAAAAGGGTCATATACACATGTGCCCTCCTCTAAGCCTGCCACCGGCATCAGAAAATTCCAACAAGAATTCTCCGATTGGCTGCCACGAAAAACTGCTGTGTCTAAACCCACAACAGTTACCGGAAAACGAAAGATTGGTTACCGACGAACAAATGAATACTACCCACGACGTAGAAGCGCTTCCAAGCTCAGCACCAAACCCAATCTCAAACGAAAATTTGAGCTTGCGAAGGGTGAGCTCGAAAACCCTCATCGTGGAACAACAAAACGTCGTGTCATCCCCAAAAAGGATACACGACTACACTCAATTCCCAACATGGCACCAAGACGTAAATCATCGGCTCATGACATACAGATGCATAGCCTTGATCATTTTGACAATGATCTTGTTGATTATGGTCCCTTATTTGATAATATTGAACCAGCCGGCGACGGTCTCCCATTATTCGATTTCACCGAACAAGACGCACACAAAGCTCTAGACACCGCCAAAATCAATCTTGACGCTGCCAAGAAACCCAAGAAGAAAGATCGTACTTGGGTTCAATGGTATGCTGACGACTTCGCCGTGCCAGTGGGAACAGTTATTGGGGGGGTCATTAGTACTGGTCTTTATGGAGAACCACTAAGCGGTGCTGCTATAGGTGCTAAAACTGGCGACATGGTCAGAAGCGCCTTCGGATCCGGCCAATATAAAATTGGCCCTATGAAGCCTGCTTATAACACTTTAGCTAACTCTAACCAGATACCTAAATTCAAAACCAAGGGTGGTTCTAATATTATAGCTCATCGCGAATATATCGGCGATGTCACTACTTCGGGTACTCTAGTTAACGGTTTAACTGACTTCTCAATTCAAACCTTTCCAATCCAACCTGGACTTGCCAGAACATTCCCTTGGGCAAACCAATTGGCACAGCAATATGAAGAATATATTATTCATGGTTGTATTTTCGAATACAAATCCTCATCTGGAGATGGATTAAATTCAACAAACACCGCACTAGGTACCGTTGTTATGGGTACACAATACAATGTCAATTCACAAGTTTTCCAAACTAAACAACAAATGGAAAATTATGAATACACAAATTCTTGCAGGCCTTCAGAATATATGCTACATGCCATTGAATGTGCTCCTAGTGAACAACCATTTAAAATGCTTTTCACTAGAGGTGGATCAGTTTCTAATCCACTTCCTGCCGGAACCAATCAAGTTGGTTTCGCAGAAGATCGTAGACTCTACGATCATGCAAATTTCTCCATTGCTACTCAGGGAATGCAGCAAACCAATCAAATTGTAGGAGAACTTTGGGTCACGTACCAAATCGAACTTTTGAAACCAAAAATCGCTCCTGGCGCTGTGACAGAAGTACATCATTTATTCGCTCAACAAATGACTGGAGGTGCACCATTCGGC